AGCAAACAATAAAAGATGGGTGGAAATGGATGTATAAAAGTGAAAATAATCGAGCCATTTATTTCGCGGTTAATTTTACAGAATCCCATCAATATACTATTTCGGGCTATGGCTGGACAAAACCCCAAACCCTAAACGACTTCATAAGCGACTGTAACCACGTAGGCATACGCCTTACTCCTAAGCCTGCCATTTTGCAAAAATATCCAATGCTTGTTACAGATGAAGCCTAAAACCCCAAGTACTCCCGGCCTCTTCACTCGCGACACCCGCGCCGAAAATGCCGCCGATGTTCGCCGCCGCGTTGATGCGCTGGAGCTTTTGCGTAAATTCTATAAAGACGGTATTTGCAGGGAATCACGCATAATCTATACAACTGTTTTCACCTGCTGCCATACCGAGTTTGATTTTATCCAAAACGAGTACCACTGCCGCTGCGAAAATTGCAAAGGCATAATTTTAGAAGAACAGGTAATATGATTAGCGAAATAATTAAATAGTGAAATAGTGAAATGAGCCACGATTTTAATCTGAAAATAAAAATTGAAAATAGAAATTATTGCAACGGGTGTAAGTTATTTATTATGGATAACGGCACTGGTAGCTGTATGTTAGGGCATACCTTTAAAAATTTACCATTTGGGCATGATAACGCAAAACCTGCTCACGAAAGGTTATTGTTTTGGCGACCTGACATTTGTAAAGAAAACGACACAGAACAATGACTAACCTCTTCGATGAATACGGCTGCACCGCCGAGGGCAAAAAATCACGCCTGCGCACAGCATGGGAGCAAATGGTGATCGCCAAACGCCCGCACATGCGCGGCATTATAAACACGGTAACAACGGACGAGCTTATCGAAATTATCAATAAGTCCGCCGAAACGAGCGAATCAATAATAAAGCACAGCCTGCAGCTCGCCATGAGCCGGCTCGAAGAGTGCCTCACCCTGCAGGGGCTTGAAGCCATAAAGCAGCAATTCCCGGTACTGAAAGATAATAAAGCATTCCAAACCGCCTGCAGTATTTGTGAAAACGCAATTAAAAATCCAACGCTATGAATAACCAATACCAGCCCGAGCTCGACTTCACCCACGCCCGCGAAAATAACTCAGCGAGCCAGCAAACGCTTGACAAGGAACGCAGCAGGTTATCCAGCCAGGTAATTTATGTTTTGAAAATGCTGGCGCACGGTAAACGCCTGCAGGTAAGGTCGGCGCTTATCGAGCACGATATTTCGCATCTGCCACGCCGGATACTGGATATCGAGGAAAAGATAAGCCCCAAATTGCGGGCTCAGCGCGATAAAGGCGAGCACGGCATAACAACATATTATTTTAACGAATTACAAAGAATTGAAGCAATGCGCATCTTAAAGGGAATAAAATGAAACCAACCCCCAAACCCAAAATTACCGCCGCGGCCGGATCGAACAAACCAACCGGCGAGGTATTCGTTTACCGCGTTGATCCCGAGCCGGACACCAAACCTGTGTATATCATCAACACCCCGAATTTCCAAATGTATCGCCAGTATCACATCATGAGCGAAACGCACAAAACGTACATTTCGGATAACGGCGATATAACTGAAATAGATACCGGCGCATATAACCGCATGAGAGAGAAGATCGCAGGCTTAAGCGATGAAGCTGCCCTCGATCTGGTCCGCCGCGCGTTCCGGCAGGGCAAAATAAAGAAGTATTCAGATCCTTTTAAACGTAAAATGTATAGCCATAGATAATGACCAAAACACTTATTCCCCGCAAATTAACCGCCATAGAGCGCAATCTGCTCTCTATAATAGAGCATAACCCCAAATCAACGCCGTTTTCGTTTCTGCAGCATGAAACACATTATAATTTTGACGAACTTAAAACAGCGCTTAATAAGCTCGTAACCGCAGGGCTTATAACGAAAGATGATAGCGGCAATGAATTGAGCTATACAAAACCATGACCCCGCTCCGCAAATACGATCACAGCCGCGAATCAAGCGCATTCAGAATATTTATGATATTCATGGGGTTTATTGTTCTTTTCCTCTATGTATGCAAATACACGCTGAAAATAATATGAACAAAACCCCGGCACACATACTGGCTCGCAATGCCGCATACCGGAAGCGCACAAAGTACCATCTAAAGCGCGACCGTTCCAAGCAGCGCGAGCATGTCAAGAAGTCACAGAAGAAACATGCCGGCAGGGTACGGAAATACCACGCCGCCTGGCGCGCCGAGAAAATGATACAGAAACAGCTCAGCGATTCACAAATATTTGAAAATGAGATTTATAATGCATTTTAAACATAACACATAATGAGCTACGATCCAGAAGATATTTTAATGAAAAAAACGCTTTCGGATGAAGAAATCGAAGAGTTAAAAAGGATTTTTAACAATACTCATTGCCATATTTGCGGCAGTTCGGATATATATAAAAATGACGGCACTGGCCCGCTATGTTTTAAGTGTGCCCGGCGGTATCAAAGCTGGCCCCCTCGTAAAATCATACCAACGCCGGGCAGGAATACATCATGTCCATGCGGAAGTGGTAAGAAGTATAAAAAATGTTGCTTAAACAAATAACATGACGCCCACAATTCTCAACATAGCCGCATTGCACACGCCGCGCACGGCACGGCCATTTTTGCCGCTGCAATTCTACGCAACGGGGTTTACTTAGTCGGCTTATAATTATTATTCTTAATATCAGATCGTAAAATACAGCAATTAATAAACACGCTGCGCCGAGTGCGAAAGCCTCGCAAATAACTAAATGGGAATTGGTTACTGGATAACCGGCGCAGTTAAATAAAGTATTATGAACATTATACCAATTACACTAAGGGACGCCAATGCATTCGTAGAGAAGCATCATCGCCATAATAAACGTGTGGTCGGGGCTAAATTTACAATTGGTTTGAGTCATAATAGCAAACTGATCGGCGTTGCAATTGCAGGCCGCCCCATTTCCCGTTATCTGGATAATGGTGTAACTTTGGAGGTTTATCGCGTATGCACTGACGGCACACGCAACGCTACGAGCTTTTTATACCAAAGATGTAAACGCATTGCTCAATTAATGGGATTTGTTAAAGTTATAACATATACTTTGCAAAGCGAAAGCGGCTCATCACTTAGAGCAATTGGCGCAAAAATTGATAAAAACGTAGAGCATCAAAAACAGTGGAATTCAACATCGAAAGTACAGCGAACTAATCAAGCTGTTTCCGAACAATTAAAATTCAGATGGTTACTATAATTAATCTATAATATAGATTCCCGCCTGCGCCATGCAGAGCTTGGCAAGCGGGAATGGAGGCAATACAATGTACATCAACATATACTCATTAATTCTGATCGGCTTTATAATTTTAGCCGTGTTTTTCGCTTTAACCATCGCCCTGGTAAGCTCCCGCCGCAACCTGCGCACATTAAGTTACCGAATAATGCAGCTGCGGGCGCGGGAATATCACCGTAATATCGGGCGCCGTTCATCGCCCGATCCTGATGACACTATCAATATAACCGGAACGCAGATAAATTAATGCTCAAGCTAAACCACATATACGAGGGCGATGCCATAAAGATACTGCGTGATTTGCCGGATAACTGCATTGATTGCTGCGTAACCAGTCCGCCTTATTACGGTTTACGCAATTACGGACACAGCGATCAAATCGGCCTCGAAAAAACTCCCGAGCTTTACGTTTCTAAAATGGTTGAGGTTTTTGGTAAAGTAAAACGCGTATTAAAGCCTGAGGGTACATTATGGCTTAATTTGGGGGATAGTTATGCAGGTTCCGGCAAAGGTGCAGCAACTCACCCGGGAACAAATGAAAACTGGAAACAGGGTACCAATAAAGGCACTCACGATAAAACTATTCATACTTTTAAAAGCGATAACTACAAACCCAAAGATTTAATCGGCATACCATGGGCTGTTGCTTTCGCGTTGCGTTCTGCAGGCTGGTATCTGCGAAGTGATATAATCTGGCATAAGCCTAACCCCATGCCTGAATCAGTTACGGACAGGCCTACAAAATCGCATGAGTACATATTTCTAATGTCAAAATCTCAAAAGTATTATTATGATTATGAGGCAATTCAGGAAAACGGTATAACGATTGAAAATAGACCGAGTGGAGTTGTCCGAGAGCGTGAATATAACTATAACTCAAAACGCAATAATAACCCCGATGCATACAAAAGCAACAATCATAAAAACCTGCAAGACAAAGGTCAGCAACCGCATACATTGCACAAAAATAGGCTGAATCCCGATAATGAAGAAGTATATCCTGTTCGCAATAAGCGCAGCGTTTGGACCGTAACCACAAAGCCGTATAAAGGCGCGCATTTCGCTACGTTCCCGCAGGAATTAATCATTGACTGCATTAAGGCAGGCTGTCCGCCTGGCGGCATAGTGCTTGATCCGTTTTCCGGCGCCAATACCACAGGCATCACCGCCCGCAAATTAGGGCGGAATTACATAAGTATAGAGCTGAATCCCAAATACATCGCATTAAGCAAAGCCCGTGAAGAAAAAGAACTTGGATTATTAATATAGATATGGCTAAATCCCGAAAACCATCGCGCGCAAATGGCCGCGAAAACAAACTTATTCGCTCTTTCCTCGAAAAACGCTGCCGCAGCCGGTACGGTAAATTACTGTGCGAGGTATGCCTTGGCGCCGATTGCGGCTGCAAAGATGATAAATCCAGCGAGAATAAGCTGATAAACGAGCACATAGACGGCAATTCCAACAATTGGGACCCCGCCAATTTGCGGCTCAGTTCGCAGTCATGCAACGTCAGGGAATGGCACAAAAAAAGGGATAAAGTTGGTGTTGACAATAAGAGAGAGAGAGAGAGAGGAAAGGGTAAAGAAACCCTCATAAAACAAATGCTTAAAGATTCAGATTTGCGCATAGATACGCTCTCGATGTTCAAAGCAACTTACTATAAATCCGAGGTACACGAATACACCCGCAAAGAGATGCTCAAGAGCCCGGTTGAGGGTTGTTTGCTTAAAGAGCTTGCCAACGATTGCAGTAATCTGTTCGGTTTATCCGTAGCTAAGGCCGAAGAGTACATTTTAAGCAAAACCTATAAAACAGGTGAGTATTCAACCGAAATGCGCGATGGTCAAAAGTATTTGATATGGAAACTCCGGTATCTTGAATCGCTTTACGATAATGAGATAAAGAAGTTTACGGATTAAGTTTGCTTAATGCTTTTGCCTTTGCCTTTGCTTCTGGCAGTTGAGTGAACGAAGTGAGCGAAACTGCCCATTGTTTAGGGCTGCGTGATTCAAAGTAGGAACATTAATTAACAGGGCTAATAAAAAAAACTTTTTTGAACTCATGAAAAAAACCAAACAACGCACCGAATCACGCGAACTCGAATGCATCTTATCGGATGCCGAACTTCGCGACCGCGCCGAAACAATGGCGCATACCATACAGGAACGCTCGCAGATCCAGCTCGAGAAAAAAGAAGCCGTTGCCGGGTTTAAGCTCCGCATTGAGGGCTGTGATAAAACTATCGTTTCATGCAGTAACGCATACAACAATGGCAAAGAATCCCGCGAGGTTGAATGCATGGTAGAGCTTAACACCCCAAAAGACGGCACGAAACAAATAACCCGCAAAGATACAGGCGAATCGTGGCTTGAGGATATGACCGCCAGCGAACTCCAGGAAGAAATTGATTTTTGAATAAAACAAATAATTAAATAACCATGACCAAAATCGAATGGACCGAAAAAACCTGTCTAACGAATAGATTGCCGCTTGGCAAAAAGCACACCGGGCGGCTTTTAGACGGCGTGGAATACAGCGAATATCCAAATAGTGAAATAGCAAAAGGAGAAATAGCGAAATGAGAACAAAGCATTTAATCAGAGAGTTAAAGAAAATGGGCTTAAGCAAAACCTATGCCTTTAGACTAATCAAAATATTTAGAAAATTTAATTTCAAATTCAGCAACAGCCGCATTTATTACAGCGTGTTTAACAGAATGCATTTACTGACAAACGAGAATACAAAATACACGCCCCCAAGTTCAATTATCGAGGGAATGCAGAACCTTGTCAATACCTGGCAATCAGTAAGCGAAGCATTTAATAACTTCGCATATTTTGCGCTAAGTTTATATGATACAGGTGAACGCGCATTTTTATTTACAACAGGTAACGATTGATTCCCCTGCAAATTCCGTTAATTTATAATTATATTTGTAAAGCAATGCAGATAATATTAAACATACCAGAGGGCGTAATATTCACAAGCGGCAAAAGCGTAGTTATTACGCTTCCCGATACAGCCGCCTCGGCATCCGTGCCTATCACCATAACCGATGCTCTGCGCTCCGAAACGCGCCATCTGATAATCAAAAGCGATAACAAAACCTTAAAGGTGCATACAGTATGAGCATAATAAAATGGCTTAATGAATGGCTATATGGTACTGCTGAATTAAGCCAACACGATAAAATAATGCATGATATGATTTCTCCACTTAGGGCTTGGAGGCCTTTGCTGGTTCAGCCATTAGCACCCCCGACCATTGACGCATTTGATAATTACCGCAGTCACGGCGGTTTTATCAGTATGCCACAAAAACCCCAACCCCAGCGCAAAAAGTCTTGTCTTGGATGCGGGTCAACTTCTTACACCGTAAAAGATGATGTTGATGTTTGCGATTATTGTGGTAGGGATTATGAAAGAGTTGATATAAAACCTAACGTAAATATAAAGCTGCCGGTATTTACAACAACAGGACATATTACTCCAAACGAGATTAGAATGATATACGGATACCATGAAACCCGCTAAACCCAAAAATACCAAGCCCAAAGCGAAACGCTCGCGCCATAAAAAAACGGTCGATACCTCAACCCGGCATTCCAGCGCTAAGCGTTTTGAAAATAAATTAGATAAGCTCTTAAAACAGGCAAACCTTAAAAAATATAATGGTATATATATACATACATCGGGCAAACACTGGCAAATCGAGGAAATAAACTACATCGCCGATCAAATGCATAAATGGTTTTTAGTGCCTAAACATTTGTGGTTTAAGGATTTCGCAATTTCTCTCGGCGTACCGCACCGGCTATTCAAAGAAAAGTTCTGCAAGGAATCCTCGTACTTCAAGTATATTTTCGAGTTATGCCAGGATATACAGGAATCCAAGTTATTTTCGGCGGGCATCGTAACCCGCAGCTCAATGCCCATCTTTGCGCTTAAGAACGTAGCCGCATGGCGCGATAAACAGGATGTGGCTCAGGTTAGCGTTACCTATGACATTAAGGACTTACCCCCCGAATTCCTCGAGCGTATTGCCGCAGGCGAAAACTATGTAAACGTGATCGCAGAATATGAGCATAGTATCAAATCAAAATGAAGCCGTTGAACACGCGCGCCGCCTGCTCTTAAGCAAACAAACCAAAGTTAATAACCTCGCGGATTTTGTGCTGCATACAAAAACCGATTACAAAATGAACTGGCATCATGCATACATTTGCAGGGTGCTGGATGATTTCATTGCAGGCCGTATAAAAAAGCTCATGCTGTTCACTCCCCCGCAGCACGGCAAAAGCGAACTGGTAAGCCGCAGGCTGCCGGCATATATGCTCGGCAAAAATCCAAAGCTCAAATTTGTTGGCGCGAGCTATTCCAGCGATCTCTCATCCAGCTTTAACCGAGATGTGCAGCGCATCATCGATACCGAAGAATTTCACAGCGTATTCCCGGAAGTTAGCCTGAATCGTTCAAGCCTGCGCACCACGGCGCAGGGCGGCTGGCTTCGTAATTCCGATGTATTCGAGATCGTGCATCATGGCGGTTCTTACAAAGCGGTTGGTGTTGGCGGCTCGTTAACAGGTAATCCCGCAGATGTACTCGATATTGATGATCCCGTAAAAGATTTCATGGAAGCTAATTCCGTTACCTCACGGAATAATGTTTGGGATTGGTATAATTCCGTAGCCGAAACCCGCCTGCATAACGAATCGCAGGTATTGCTAACAATGACGCGCTGGCATGAAGATGATCTCGCTGGCCGCCTGCTGAAATATGAAGCCGATAAATGGCGCGTAGTGATCTTGCCCGCCATTAAGGAAATACCCTCGAAAGCTATTCCCGAAGATCCAAACGACCCGCGCGAAATTGGCGCAGCGTTATGGCCCGAGCGTCATTCACTTGAAAGGCTTATGGATATACAGGCTAAATCACCCCGCATATTTATTTCGCTATACCAGCAGCGCCCATCACCCGAAGAGGGCGATATATTTAAGGCTGCCTGGTTTAATTATTTCCTGCCGCAGGAATTACCCGAAAGCATTAAACGTGATTTCCAAAGCGATACGGCATACGGAAAAGAAAAATCTGATAACTCCAGCACTCTCGGGTATTCCGTGCATAATGGCAATCTGTATTTGTGGAGCCGTTACAAAGTTAACTTGCCATTTCCTGAGTTTATCAAAGGCTATAAAGCGCATATGGAAGCCAATAGTTATTCGCAATCTTCACGCTGTTACATCGAGCCCAAAGCAAGCGGTATTAGTACGATTCAGCAGCTCAAAACCGAAACTCTTTCAAGTGGCAATAAATTAAATGTCATGGAATCCGAAGCGCCCAAAGAGGATAAAGTTACCCGCGCAAAAGCAGTTAGCGCCATTGTTGAATCAGGCAGAGTTTACCTGCTTAAAGGCGCGCCGTGGGTTGAGGATTTCCTGCAGGAAGTTAAATCATTTCCAAACTCCGCCCATGATGATGATGTTGATTGCCTCACCGCGATACTAAGCCGGGAGCTGCTGAATCGTACCGATTTTAAAGCCGCATTCGTTGATTAGCCCCGCCCCATGTTCCGCCGCCTGCTATAAGAAAATAATTCGCATTATGCAAAGCTGCCGTTTTGGTATCGTTCATTTCGGCAAGGCTTTACATAATGCACCCGCGCATTATTTCTCATATCATCCGGCTGCAATTCCCGCCCTGTTTCCTTTGGCAAAATTAATGGCATATTGACAAACAACAATTTTTGATTATATTTGCATTAGAGAACGGAACAAAGTAGCCAAGCAACAGCCGATTTCAGGCATATAGCCAGCCAAATGAAAGTTCTATAAAAATTAATTTTATAGACCATCATTTGCGGCTACTGGATAAAATAAAACTTGCATACCGCCTTTTCACTAAGTCCGTAGATCTTACGGATGCCGCAGCATTCAAAGCTACATTTTCAGAATTTTTAGCAAACACCAACACTTCCCAAAATACTGGATATGTTGGCTCTTGTGCTAATGTATGGGGCTTATCTTTCGCAAAAGCTATCCCGCGCGTTTACGATAAAGAAAACAAAAACGCTGAATGGGAATACCACCCCGCAATAGAGATATTGCAAAACCCTTTTCCATATTTTACAGGTTGGGAATTAATGTACCGCATTGCAAGTGATCTTATTTTTGAGGGTAATTGTTACATCCTGAAATTAAGGCCGCAAACCGGCAGGATGATGAAGCCTGTTACCGGGCTATACCCGTTACAATCCGATAGAATGACCACTTACCCGTATAACGTGGAGCGCGTTGATTATTACGAATATAACACCGGTGCCGGGATTACCCGCATAGATAAAGAAGATCTAATACACCTTAAATCACCTGACCGCAAAAGCATAATTAAAGGCTCGCCGATTATTGCAAGGATTTCAGATGTCGTAGATGTTGAAAAAATGCAGATCGAATACCGCAAATTGTTTTACAAAAAAGGCGGTTTTCTTGGCGCGACATTCACCACATCGCAAACAATGCAGCAGGATAATTTTAATCGCCTATACGAAATGCTTAAAAGTAAATACGGCGGTTCGGAAAATGCTTTCAAGGTTGCTTTGTTTGATAGCGATGTTCGCCCCGTACCAACAGCATACAGCCTCAAAGATATGCAGATCACGGATGACCGCAAACTCAATATGGAAGAGATATGCTCCGCTTTTGGAGTGAACAAACTTCTATTCGGTCAATCAGAAAACATACAGCGCGGCAATGCCGATACGGTTCTTTACGCTTTTTATTTTGTAACCATTGACCCGTTACTTGCTTATATAGCGCAGGCTTTGACAAATCAATTTCTTTCAGTGGATTTTGCCGCTACCGACGGCAGCAAGTCATTATATTTTGGTTTTGACCCGCTTGCAATGCGGGATAAACAAGCCGATTATACAAACTACAAATCAGCAATTGATGCGGGATGGCTTTTACCGTCCGAGGTACGGGAGATAGAGGGCTACAAACCAAGCCCCGAATTAGACAACAGATTTTTGCAAAGTAAATTACAGGTGCAAAACTAACATGGAATTACTCAAATCAGATTATACAGTATCGTTTGACCGGGCAAATCTTGAGATCAAAGGAACGGACCTTGAGAGCGAAAATGCCATAGTGCATTTCATAACCACTCCAACGCTGGACCGTGTTCGTGATATTATGAATCCAAAAGGAGGCATATTAACAGATTTTGAAAAAACCCGCACAGTGTTCTTTAATCATGATTATTATATCCCGATAGGCAAAAATCTGTGGAGTAAATCAACAAATGACGGTATAAAAGTTAAAACACAATTTTCCAAAACCGAGTTTGCGCAGGATGTTTATACATGGCACAAAGAGGGCGTGATCAACTCATGGAGCATAGGTTTTACCGTTCCTCGTGATAAAAACGGAAATATCGAAAAAGATGCCATTGAGTATGATGAAAGCAAAGATGTCCGCACCTTTAACAAATGGGTATTGCTTGAATACAGCTCAACGGGTGTGCCGTGTAACCCGGATGCAGTTGACCAGGCAAAAGGCTTTATAAAAAGTTTTGCAGGCGAAAGCTACATAAAAAGTATCGAAACTGAGCTTGAATACATTAAGCGTTTCAAAGAGTACGATAACAAGTTTGCCGAACTCAAAGCGCTTATTGATGCAATGCAAATTGATTCTGACAAAATATTGCAGATCGAATCAGATATAAGACATATACAAGCAGAATTAACAAACAGAGTACAGCCTAAAAACGTAGAGAATGCAGCCAAAGTTATTAAAGAGGCTTTTGGTGAAGCATTTAGCGAAACAACGGGCAGAAAATTTAAACTAAAATAACAACGATGGACGAAAACAAAGAAAAGGAAATCACTCTTTCCAAGGACGACCTAAAAGAAGTCTTTAAAGAGTTAATGCAGCCTTTCACAACAGCGGCAGAAGAGCTGAAAGCCGTGACCGAAAAGTCACGAAGTGAAGAGGTTGGCAAGGATGCAGTAACCGGACTCATGGAAGCTAACAAAGATTACGCTTTCGCAATGCAGTTAAGTTCACACGCTGCAATAAACAAAATGGGCAAACTTAATCCTGCTGTATTTGAGGCTAAGTTCGGCAAAAAACCCGAAGAGATTCTTTCGGTACTTGACGGCATAGAAAAAGCCGCCGCTCCATTAAATGTTACAACCTCGGCCGATGGCGGCGTAGTTGTACCTACTTTAACCGAGCAAAGCATTAAAGAACTCGCCGTAACATACGGTCAGGCATACCAGGATTTTGAAGTTATGCCGATGGGACAGAATCCGATGGTACAGCCCAAAGAATCAACCGCGGGTACCGTGTACTGGGTTGGTGAAAACGACACGATCACCGAAAGCAAAGAGCAGCTGGGTTCAGATACATTAACCCCGAAAAAAGTTGCTGCGTTAACCGCCATTTCAAACGAACTGTTAAAGGTTCCTTCTCCGTCAATGGGCGCATATGTGACCCGTAAAATGGGCATAAGGATACTGACCGCTATCGATAACAAGGTTTATCAGAACGGCAATACAACCTTAACGGGTCTGTTTTACTCTTCAAACAGTTTCGGGAATACCGTAGCGACTTCCGGTACAAACCCGAACACATTAACCTACGATAACATTATCGATCTTGTTTACAGCATTGACAGCGCAAAACTCGTAGGCGCATGGTTCAGGATGCACAGAACTATCGCTGCTATCGTCAGAAAACTCAAAGATGGCGCAGGCAACTACATTTGGCGCGATGGTGCAGCCGGTACGCCTCCAACAATCCTTGATTATCCCGTAAGGCTTGTAGAGGCTGCGCCGAACTCCGCGGCTGCCGCTGCAAAACCAATAATTGTTTTGGGTAACGGAATGAACTCTACGCTCGGCGATATTGGCGGTATTGAATATACGCTGTTTAATTCCGGTACAATCTCAAACACATCTTTGATCGAAAACGATCTTTCAGGTATCAGAGCTATCAAACAGGTTGCATTCACGCCGGGTCTTTTATCGGAATACACTCACATAAGAACTGCTGCAGCATAACGGAAAGGAGAAAAATATAAAAATGAAAAAGATCATAATAGCATTATTTGTATTGTTCGCCTTTGTTTGCGTAAGCAATTCACAGACTCCGGGGACATGGTCCTCTTATACATTCTCGGCAGGCGATACCACAACCACATTTGCGGTAGCGGATGCGCAAACGGTATTATTTACCGTTGCGGATAGCTCCATGAGTGGTACCGATACACTGGGGATATATTTTCAGTCGCCATCCGCAACTACGAATACACTGTATTCGCAGGTCGCAGTGCATGATCTGGCACAGACTACTCAGACAACAAACGTCACGGTAGTTTCACCAGGCGATGGAGTTACGCGTACCTACGTACTAACTGCTGCAATGTTTGGCGGCAATATCAGCGGTACCTTTTTTATCCGCAGATTAAACACGCGAACAGGTGAAGCGGTGTATGCACCCAAAACGCGGCTTGCTTTTAGATACGATAAATAAATCAATAACAATGGGGCAGGTTACGCCTGCCTCATTTTAAAACAAAACAAATGGCAAATTTTATAGTAAAAATTCCCTGCGCGGGATATGCAAAAGGAGACATTGCAGTCATGGACCCCGCGGAAGCAGCAGCTTACGGTGCTGAATACTTAGAGGAGGTAATCAATGATAATACCGCCGAACAAAACGATGAAGCCGAAAATGATTCTAACGAAAATAAAGCAGAAGAGCCCGGCGCCGCTAAAGAAGAAAAACCCAAAAAGAAAAGTAAATGATAACCCAATCGCAATTCTTAAGTCATATGAACATTCAGGCTCCCGCATGGACAGCCTCGACTAAGTATGGCTATGGCGATTATGTTATAAGCTCCGGCACTTATTACCAGTGCAAAGAAGAGCATACATCCGGCGTTTCTTTCGATTCAACCAAATTCACCGCCGATACAGTTGCGCTCCAGTGCGTAACAGCCGCTATTGAGCACGTTAACGCATATTGTAACCGTGATTTCCGGCTGGCGGATTATACCGAAGTTTTCGAGGGCGATGGCAGCAATAGCAAATGGGTCCGCAACGCCCCGGTAAACAGCCTCACCAGCATCAAAAAACTCAATACTGATACAAACGAATTTGAAAATATTTTCACTGCGCCCGATACAAAAGATAACGCCGCCCGCATTCTTGGCGGTAAGGTTCTTCTGCTGCGCACATCATTCACCGCAGGCGCATTATACGAGATGGCTTACAATGGCGGCTATTCCACTGCGCCCATAGCAGGCGTTACTCTCGAAATTGCGCAGGATATGTGGAATAACTCTGCAGGTTCCGGCCAGTCAAGGCTCGGGTTATCCAGCGAAAACATCGGCGGCCAGTCATCAAACGGCAAAGGCTTCGATGCAGCCGCAGTTATGGATCGTTTCAAATCTAAACTTGACCCATGGAGGATACCAAACGTTTAAATGAGCGCGGTTACTCAAATACTCGACCAATTCAAAACGGAACTCGGCTATATTTCCGTTGCTAATCAGTACGAGAATAACTCAAAGCGGGTTATCGAGGGCATGGTTGATATGACAAAGCATAACGATTTCGATGTTATCTGCTACTATCCCGGCAACCGGAAACCATCCGGCAGGAATTACAGCAATAACCAACCAGCCCAATGGGAACTCGAGCTTTACGTGCATATAATTTTTAAAGCGCCGAAAGGCGATTTAGTGCGTAAAGGCGAATCATGGATCGAGGATTTTAACAAGTGGTTTTACCGCTCATCATCCGTAACCGCAAATAAGTGGTTTATGCTGGATCACGAATCATCATCCCTCGCCTCAATTGTTGAATGGAGCTCAGGCTCGTTAGATGAAATACAGCGTTTCGCGGATTGGGAAAAAGATATAGCACAGGCAGTTTTTAAAATAACAATAAACTATTCACTTAATTAATACATAAAATGGGTAAAATATATCCGCATTTCGGTAATTCCTGCGTAATTGTTGCGCTCCAGTCAAGCGGCGCGATGCCGACCACACTCACACTATGGACCGGCACCGCGGGCAACTGTATCAAGCTCAATTCATTTGTGCAGGGCAAAACAAAGGCAGGTATAACAAGCAACATCACCAAGTACAAAACCAATGATGATGCGCTTTACGATACTAAGGAAGAAAAGGAAGCCGTTATTACCGGCAATCTGTACGACCGCTCAACCTTAGTTGCAACATTTTTCGAAACCGCAATACCAACATTCAAAGCCGCTGGGCGTAAGTTCCTCGTTATAGCCAATCTTGGTATTGTTGCCGCAAAGCACGTTGAGGTTTACCAGGTTTCCGATATCAGCTCGCAGACAAACGAAGAGGATAACAATCCCGAGAACTCAATGCCGGTTGATATTGTAAGCACACCGCCCGCCAGCGCGCTTGCATTAACAACCACACAGCTCGCCGCAATAAACACGGCAGTTGGCTCAGGCACGGTTAAAGGCGCAGCCGCATCCAAAACAATACCAGCCGCGCCCACGCCAAGGCTTCGCGCAGAAACAGCCGTATCATAGCAATGCGGTATTCTGTACAAATATTGGCAGGCAACTGCGCGTCAACTATTGTGCGCTGCTTGGAATCCGTAAAGTTCATGGATGAGATCGTTATCGTTTACGATACCCGTTCAACCGATAATACTTTGCAGGTTATCCGTGCATGGGCAGATACAAACAACCATGTAAAAACGCGCATTCTGAGCTTCGACTGGCCTGGCGATTCATTCGCCGAAACGCGCAACTTTGGCATTTCGCACTGCACCGGCGACTGGCTTATAA